TCGATCAGATTCGCCGAAACAAACGTCACATCGCTAACTGCCACATCCTGATAGGGGATAATCTTCTTACGCTTAACGGCAAAGTTCCAAGGATGCATCCGCAGCAGACTCTTCTTGCAATCATCAATCAGCGCAGTGCAAGCGTAGCCCTCAGCGGTGGCGTCTGCTAAGGTGGTTAGAACGGCCCTATTTCCAACCAGTCGAAGGGCAAGATTAGCTGCGTTTAATTCAGACTGAGCCATAACGTTATCGTTAAACTAAAAAAGCGGGCTTGGCAACCATTATACCAAGCCCGCCCGGAGGAACCCACCCGGAGCAGGTGGGGAGGATGTTCAGTACAGTGAGATGAACCAATTAGTGCCGTTGTTGTTATACACCCAGAACGCACTATTGGTAGCGGACGTGAATGTGGACAACGCCGTCACGTTGGTAGACGTGTTGTAGGTGACGCCAACCGTATTGGTGAGCTTGATGGTCACGTTACCCTGAGCAATCAGGTTGTAGGCGCGACGTAATGAGTTGGTCGGATTCGGAAGAACCACAACCACGTTGGTTAATGCTCCCACACTGCGGAACACCACCACATTCTGCCCCGCTGTCAATGTATACTGCTGATCTTGGCCGGGGAGATACATCACGTAATTGAATCTTGGGCCATCAAGCAAATGCTCAGTGACTCCAGAAATGACACGTTCGTTAACACGGCCACGGGACAACTGAGCCGATGCACTGAAGCACATCGAAACCAGCAATGCCGCAAGATAGAAATTTTTCATGTAAAGCCTTTCTTAAAAGGGTCTGTGGAGATTACCCCACAGACCCATTGGATTAACCTTTGAGCAGGATGTCATACCATCCGGTGATCACTTCCGTAGTCACCGTGCCGGTACCAGTGGTCAACGTCAGATACAGATCTTTTTGTGCGACGTAACCGTAGTACAGGGCGTTGGTGGTTCCGAACGTAACCAGCGTAGTGCTGAGGGCGGCAGCCGTCTTGAGCAGATTGACGGCATCCGACACACTGTTGGCGGAATCAATGTAACCACTTTCGTCCGCACCCTTCAAACCAATCGCCGTAGTAGCGGAGTTTGCAAGCGTTGCGGATGCAATGTGGTTTCCACCAAAGATGGTCGCCCCCTTCGGAATAAATCCGATAAGGATGTCCTCGCCAGTGGTCTGACTTGCAAGCGTGACCGTGAAACTGCACCGACGCAGTGGAATTCCAGACGTTTTGCCAGGAAACGACGCCGGCGCAATGTATGAACTGGGATCATCGGCGAGATTGTTTTCCGCCTGAATGTTGTCCTCGTAACTGTCAATATTTGTGATAGCCATATTCTTTTTCTTTTCTTAATTAAGCCACAGATTCATCACAAGCCACAGACACAACCTTTTCAAGCCATGTCCGAGTTGCCCCGAACGTGCCTTGGCACCACACCTGCCAGGTGTAGTTAAGGTCTGACCGCTCGTCCATGCGAGCCGTAAGCTGATCGGCCATGCCAAGAATGATACCACTCTTCGGATAGGCCAAACAGGTGCGTGTGTTGCTGGTTTTGCTCAAGAGCTGGGTCCGGACGAACTTGAAGCCCATGAACGTATCAACCTGGCCATTCACCAACGCCTTGACAGCGTTGTAGTCAGCGTTTGTAACCTCAGTGGTTCGGAGCAGCGAATCAAGCTGACTTTGGGTCAGAACGAAAAACAGCTCTTCGCCATCCATCACAGACTCAGCCACACCAAATTTGGATTTGGCTTGGATGAGCTTCTCAATGGTAAGGTTGGAGTTTGCCGCAACTGCGCCGGGAGCAACCGCATCCACAGCCACACCATACGTGACAGCAGTGTAGGTTTCCGCCGTGGTTCCCTGCTTGCCCGTGTAGGTCGTGCCAGTAGCGGCAGCGATAATCACGGAGTCAACCTGACGACCAAGGGCCATCGCCTGCATCTTTGCATACCCATTGCGAGGATCTTGAAGCTGCATGCGCAGCTTGTCTTCATTGTCGAACGCCAGCGCATCGGGCCGGTAGTCGTCAATCAAGACAGCAATGCGGGTGTGATCCGCATCGTTCAGGACGGTTGGGCCGTGGCGAACTGATTTTCGGGTTACGTTGACCGTGCCGAGACGGTCGTACATGTCGCGTTCGACGTTTTGAGGACGAACGGTGACGGTGGATTGCAGACGCGAAGCGTTCTGCTGGAATTTGATCTCGAAATCGGATTGGTATCCGTTCCGAAATGCTGTATCAATAGCACCCATACGATTAGAAAACTGGATTCTTCCCTTGCGGGAGGAGTTTTAATCGGCGGGCTTGTCCTTGTGGGGGCCGAACCTGCGAAAACGCTCGCTACACGGCCAACTTTAGCTGGCTCTCAAACGAGGACTACGAATAATCTTGTTCGTTAATGTTGTAGTTAGCCCTGACTATCATTTCCGTCAACAACTTTCTTTGGTCTACCTAACTTTTTAACAGTTGCTATCGGGATGTCAACGGGCTGAACAATCTCAATAGACGGCGAACCACTGCCGATGGTGGGCAGCCTATGCTCTCCGCACCCATCGCCAGATCGAGTAATCGGGAAGGCGCGATAGCCACCACCGACAGATGCCGCCGAACGTGGTGGGTAACGGCGGCATTCGCCCGCGCTGTTTTCAACCTTGCCAGCCTCAGCTAGACCAACCGCGCAACCCCGAGCGTCCAACTTCTGAGTTACCGGATTCCAAAATGTGCACGTAAAGCAGTTCACGATGTATAGGCTTTCTGGTGAAGCTCTTTCCATTGCCGAAACTCGGCAGAGCGCGGGTCATCGAACTTCTCGCTGAGTCTGGGGTCAGCAATGCGCGCTGCTTTGATTTCCTGAATCTTCTGGAGAGCTTCTGCGCGCATGGATTCAGGCCCAAGCGCAGTACCTGATCCACCCCTGCGGGAGCTGTCTTCCATTGTCTTCTCGCCGATAGCGACCAATGCCTTGAACAGCGCGGGGTCATTACCAAACCCAGCAGCCTCAAGTCGCTCCGCCAAATCGCCACCACCAAGAGCAAGTACGGATTTCACAAGCCCTTTCTTGGCTTCAAACTTGTCGCCGTATTCCTGGTGGATTGCGGACGCAGCAGCCTTCGCAGCGTCAGACTTTTGCTTGGACAGAACCTCATTGCCCGCAGCGGCGTCTTTCAGATACCAGTCATTGACTAGCCCCTTCACTTGGCGCGGGGTTAGACCGAGTTCATGGAACTTCTTATTGGCAGCAATGATGGCATCCTTTGGCATCCCTGCCTGAGTCATCAGCTCATCCGCTGGAAGTTCATACTTATCGGCGGAGTCAGGAACGCCAATCGCCTTGTTCCATGTGGCGTACTGTTCCGGCTTCCAATCGTCCTGCGGAAGATCGTATGCCTTCTTACCAATCATCTTGCGGGATTCAAGATAGGACTTTGCCAAAACTGGCAATACGTCCTCTGCCTTGTCACCCTTGAAAGATTGCAGGGTTTGATCGCTTCGCATGTCCTCAGGCAAAATGCCCATCCATGCCGGTGGTGTTACTGCTCCGTTATCGCTCATTCGTTGTTTTGTTTCTGTTGTTGATACGTTTCCTCTATCGCGGCCCTGATAGCCTCGTCACTCCCGTAAGCCTTCTCCAAAATATTAACCGCCAGCCGCTGCATCCCGATATTAACCAGCGTAATCTCGGGGCTGCTACCAACCGGATCAGAGATCACATACCGCTTGATCAGATCGATGCAAATGCGCTTCCCGTCGCCCGTGTTCAGCGCAGCCTTGTAGGACTTGCGCAGCTCAAACCTCTCGTTGAGTCCAGAGATAAAGCTCACAACGTGTTACCAATGTTGTTAGCCTGTGCCACATTCAGCACCGACTTGGTCAACGGCTCTGCTGCCGCCGCCATCTGCTGCGCCTGCTCCTGTTGAGCGCGGCCATCACGAATCCCTGCAATCATCTTGGAAGAGCGGATGGCTGCTGCTGGAACGCCGAGCGAGACAGCCATGTCCTGAACAATCACGTCGGTATCAACCGCATCGAACACATCCGGCTTGAACGAAGCCAGGGGGGAGATGTTCTGAATCCACTTGCCGTAATTCACGATGCGAGTGGCTTGTTGAGCGCGACTTGCCGCCGACAGGTAATCAACCTCAATCGTTCGGCCCTGAAGCTGTGGCGGCGGTGGAGGCAGCAACTGCGCCTTGCTCAACAGCTCGTAACTGCGCTGAATGCAGGGCACCATCACTTCGCTTTGCAGACGCCCCAGCATCGGAGCCATCATGCGAAGCTGCTGATCCACCAGTTCTGAAATCTCGTAAGCGGTCTGCCGCTCCTTCTTGGGTGATAGCTTCACCCAATCAGAATAGAAGCAGCGCCGGATGTATTCCCGCTTCTGATCAGTCTTGGTTTCGACACCTTCCAGTTTGCCTTCATGGCGAAGTGTTTGAACCTCGAAATCACCAGCCGAAGGATCACGGAAGTTGATCGAAGCCGGGGCTGTCTTGAACTTGGACAAAAACCCGTCGCTCGGCATGATTAACGGCGGGTCAACCGCTTTTTGCCAGGCTTTGATGATGGTCAGCTCCATCCGATTCAGCATCCGAATCTCAGGAAGGCAGTTGATAGCTGGACCACGACCGTAGGTTTCCTCGTCACTCTTGCTCCACCGCCCAACGTGATAAGGGAACGAATGATAGCCGCCCTCCTTCAAAATGACGCCCTTCTCTTTCAGTAGCCAGCAGGACGAGAACGGCATGTTGCCTGAATCGGTGCGGCCATACTCACGGTCACTACGGGGATAAACAGCGTGGATGACGGAGAATTCTTTATCCGGCGTCTTCTCGTCCTTCTCCTTGCCTTCCCAAGTCGCATCTGGAAACTGCTGCATGATCTGACGCACTGTCATCTTCATGCAGCGGGACAGCTTGTCCACCGCGCCGGTGGCCGACTCTTCATAGAAAGCTGTGGCAAGCGGGATGGCCTTGAAAGTTAGATTCCCATCATCGTAATTCCACTCTTGATTCAGGATGATGTTTCCGAACGCCAGATCCAGAAAGCATTCCTGCATCGAACCCGTGAACATCGTTCGGTCATCCAGATACTCAGCAGCAATGATGTCAGAGACAGCATCGCACCAACCAATTACATCTGGGTCTTTTGCCAGCTCACCGTCAATGGACGGCTTGATTCCGAAGTTACGCTCTGATGGGTTGGCGATGAATGTATGGACAGCGTTTCCCAAATCGACGTTTGCTTGCAGAGCTGTTCCATCGTAAATCCGCTCGGTCCTGACATCTCCGGGGGATTGCTGGGCGGAATGGAAATCAACTGTGTTTGGCCGGACGAGCTGTCGAATGTCTGCCCATGCTGTTTCATAGGTGGAGCGAGCGGTCTTCATCCGCTCAAAATCTTGAATCAACGATTTAGCTTTAGGGTCTTCGGTCATTGTCCCAGCAATTGTTTCAGCAACGACCCGCTGCTGGTGGTGTCCTTCACTGCCTGCATCGAACCAATCAAAGTAGAGCCGTAACCTTTCGCCGCACGATTCCGCTCTGTGATGCGCGACTTCGCCAGATTCTCAGCAGCCGATGTCGGCGATGGTGGCTTGGGCGGCTTAACAGACCCTCCACCTCCACCACCACCGTAGCAGCGGGTGTATTGTTCAAATTTTGACGGAATCATCTTTCAAAAATCGCTGCGTTATCGTTGCAGTTGCATATAACTTTGTCTTACCTTTGCGGTTGAACGCGATATAAGGCAAGTAAAAAGGTAGGTGATGAATGGCTTCTTTAACGTCGCCGGCCAGGTATTCGATGAACCAGCAAGACTCCAATCCAGACACCCGCACCAACGCAAAACATGTCGGCGAAGAATAAACCCATCCATTATTAAGGTAATCCAGCAACTTCTGCGGCCATGCTATGCCGTGGAATGCTTTGAATTGGTCGAATGGGGTCACATGTAATTATACCGATCCTCCGCAAACTCCTGAAGCTTCTCATCCTTCGGCCTGCGCTTGCGAGCATGCCATGCCATGATTCGCATGGCGTCGGCATAGTGAGAAGTCCAATCATGAAGCGGGGTGTCCTTGTAAACCTTCTGACCATCCTCTGCTCCGGTTTGCTGGAGCTTGTCAGCTAAAAGCTCCTTGCGATAGCAGCTCAGAGCTTCAATCAATCGTTCGCACTTCTTCCCATCAAACCAGAGTGACGAGAAGATGTTTCGCACCTGCTCGATACCGTCGCCCTTAAGCTTCGGCTGTGGCGTAACGATAAACTTGATACCATGCGACTTA